ATCTATGAGAAATCCACCGGCACCATCGTCGGGTTGACTTCGGTCGGCGCCACCAATCGGCCGAACCTAAAGCTCCCGGCACTCAACCATGAACAAGGGGCCGATGCCCCAGAGGAGAGCACTATGTTGAAGGCACTCTTGGCGGCACTGGCGCTGCCTGAAACCGCCACCGAGGCAGAGGCCCTGGCGAAAATCAACGTCATGCGGACCGATCTCGCGACCGCAATGAACCGGGCAGAGAACCCGAGCCTTGAAAAGTTCGTGCCTCGGGCGGACCATGACGCGGCCCTGGCCAAGGCGACCAATGCCGAGAACCAGCTCAGGCAGATCAAGGCCGAGGCGCTGGAGACGGCCGTCAACGCCGCCATCGATCAGGCCCTGAAGGCTGGCAAGATCACCCCGGCGACTGTCGAGTACCACAAGGCCCAGTGCCGGCAGGAAGGCGGGCTGAAACTCTTCACCGACTATTGCGCGGCGGCTCCGGTTATCGGCGCCGACAGCAACCTGGACACCAAGGATCCGGAGAAAGGTAAGACGGCCATGAACGCGGAGCAGGCGCAGATCGCCGGGATGTTCGGCAATTCGGCGGAGGATATCGCCAAGTACGGCAAGTAGGGACTGCGGCGGTAATCGAACGCGGCACATTCACAATTATCAAAGAGGTTGGACATGACAGCATTAGCTCAAGATCGCAACACCCCGTTTCGGGAGGGCAAAGCACATACCCTGCCGGTGGTCGCCAACGACTGCATCTTCGGAGGATCCCTGGTCGCCGTCAATGCGGCGGGTAATCTCAACCCCGGCAGCGACACGGCCGGGCTGATCTTCGCCGGCGTGGCGGATGACCGGGCCGACAACACCGGCGGCAGCGCCGGCGACATCTCCGCCACGGTCAAGCGCCGGGGCCTGTACCTGTTCGCCATGGGCACCGCCATCACCATCGCCAATGTCGGCGACGCGGTCTTTCTGGTTGACGATCAGACCGTCGATCTGATCGCCAATGTCACCAACGGCATCTTCTGCGGGGTCATCGCCGAGTATCATTCGGCGGGTCTGGCATGGATCGATATCGAGCCGGCGATCATCCAGGCCGACGTGGCCACGCATATCGCCGACACCTCGGGGGCTCACGCAGCATCCGCCATCAGCCTTGCCGACAGCGGCGGGTTTACCGCAGCGACCACGGTGGAGGCGGCGCTGGCCGAGATCTACCCGAAGGCACCGGTAGCCATCGCTGACCCCGGCGCAAGCGGGGCAATCCCGGTCACCCGCAGCGGCTCGACAGCGATCACCACGGCCGGCGCCGAAACCCGCACCCTGGCGATCCCCGCGGTTGCCGGGATCACCAGGGCCATCAGCCTGGCCGTGGATGGCGGGGATTGCGTGATCACCGTGGCATCGGCAATCAACCAGACCGGCAACAACACCATCACCATGGGCGATGCCGGGGACACCATCGTCCTGACGGCCGTGCTGGTCGGCGCCGCCCTGGCCTGGCGAGTCCTGGTCAATGACGGCTGCGCCCTGTCGACGGTCTAATCGGCAGACACCAGCAACCAGGAGAGCAGGACCAACAATCAACAATTGGTAAGGAGCGAATATGATAATCAACAAGGCAAATCTGGAGGCGGTCTTTCTCAATATCAAGACCACTTTCAACAAAGCGTTCGAGGCCGCCCCGTCCGATTGGGAAGCGACCACCATGAAGGTCCCCAGCGGATCGAGCCAGAACAACTACAACTGGCTGAGCCGGTTCCCGAAAATGCGCAAGTGGCTGGGCGACAAGGTCATCAAGGCATTGTCGGCGTTCAAGTACGTGATCGTCAACGACGATTTTGAGGCCACCGTCGAGGTCGACCGCAATGATATCGAGGACGATACTCTTGGTATCTATGGGCCGATGGCCCAGGAGGCCGGGTACAGCGCCAAGCAGTTGCCGGACGAACTGGTTGCCGATCTGAAGAACGGCATCATGACCACCGAGTGTTATGACGGCCAGTATTTCTACGACACCGATCATCCCGTCGGCAACGGGGGCGAGGTGCCCGTCGCCTCCGTCTCCAACAAGATCACCGCGGTATTGTCGGCGGCGACACTGGCGGCGGTCGAGGCGAGCTATGGCGCCCTGCGGCATGCCATCATGAATTTCAAGGATGACGAGGGGCGGCCGCTCGGCCTGGTGCCGAATCTACTGGAGGTGCCGCCCGCCCTGGAGGGTGTTGCCAATATCATCGCCACCTCGGACAAGCTGCAGGACAACAGCCCCAACCCGTACAAGGGGACCTGCACGGTCAAGGTCAATCCTCGGCTGACCAGCGCCACCATGTACATGCTGCATGTCACCAACCGGCCGCTGAAGCCGTTTATCTTCCAGGAGCGCAAGGCGCCGGTGTTCGTCCAGCAGACCGACCAGAACAGCGACGATGTATTCATGCGCAAAAAGTTCAAGTACGGCTGCGAGGCCCGGGGCGCGGTAGGTGTTGGCTTGTGGCAGTTGTCCGCAGCTTCTACCGGAGCGGGTTGATAGTTGGATCGTTTTGTGAAATAGGCCAGGGAGTTGGCTGAGCGTTTCGGCGTCGGGCATGTCTCGACGCCGAAACAAAAAAATACGAGAGGTAAAAAAATGTTGAGAATCACCAGTAAAAAAGATGGGTTTCGGCGATGCGGGGTGGCTCACAGCAAGCAGCCGGTTGAGTATGCCGATGACCGTTTCACCAAAAAGGAGCTTGGCATCCTGCAGGCTGAGTCGATGTTGATAGTCGAGGTGATAGCCGATGAAGCTTCCCTTAGTTTTATCCTCGGGCAAGAGAAAGCCAAGGGCGAAAAGGCCAAAGGGAAACCCGGCGAGGTTGCCGCTGAAAAGGCGACGCCGGATATTCTGCCCAGGGATAAATAACCATGTACGCAACCCTTGCCGACATCCTCGAACAGGTGGCCGAGGCCGAGCTGATCAGTCTCACCGACGATAGCGACGCCGGGGCAGTCGATGAAACGGCGGTCGACCGGGCCGTCGCCAACGGTATGGCTGTGATCGACGCCTTCTGCGGCGACCGCTATACCGTGCCGTTCGATCCGGTGCCGGAGCTGATCAGGATGTATGCGGTCGACCTGGCCGTCTATAACCTCTATAGCCGGCGCACTCACGTTGACATGCCCGAGGTGATCGCCGATCGGCAGAAACAGGCCCTGGCTTTTCTTCGTCTGGTGCAGAAGGGTGAGGCCTCGGTCGGGGCGGCGGCAATCGTTACGCCGGACAGTTCGAGCAACAGCGCACTGATCCCCGGCAACGAGCGGCTCTTCACCCGGGACAAGATGAGGGGGCTGTGATGATCGAGCGAATTGCCGATGCGATCGAGGCCAGGCTGCAGGGCATGGGGCTGTTCAAGGCGGTGGAGAAGACGGTTACCGCGAAAATTTTAAAGAGCCCGCCATCCGTTGCCGTGTTCCTGGCCTTTGACCGGATGGATACCGACAAGCCGACGACGACGCGGTTGCTGGTCTGGGATCTGCTGCTGACGGTGTCCGCCCTGGGCGCAAAAAAAGGGGATGACGCCGGCAGCTATCTCGATGCTATCCGCGACGCCTTTATCGGCTGGCGGCCGTGGACAACAGGCGGGGTCTTGCCGGCCGAGGTGCCGGAGATCCGGATGGAAGGAATCGAGCAGACCATGATCGTCTATACGGTGCGGCTGACCATGAAGGTCATGCCGGCAATCATTGCAAGTCAAGGCTGAGAAGCCATAAGGAGATACCATGCCAGATGTACCCTTTTCGTTTATCGGCGCTGCCGATGCCTATATCGACATTCTGAGCGATACCGCTGTCCGGCAAGGTCTGCAGCTTGAGGCTAACTGTGTCGAGTTTACGCCAAAGCCTGATTCCCAACGGGAAGAACAGACGGCCAACGGCCGGTCGAACTTCGGCCAGGTCCTGTCCTCGGTGATCCTGCCGAAGCCGATGACCGCGACCATCAAGTTCAACCAGATGAGCCAGCAGCTGTTTGCCGCCAACTTCTTCGGCACAAATTCGGTGTTGACCCAGGCCTCCGGGGCTGCGGCTGAACGCAATGTAACGGTCATCCATGATAAATGGGTCGATATCGGCGGCGTCATGGTGGCCTCCGCCCTGGTGAAAGATCCAACCGGCGTCACCACCTACGATGTCGATGACGACTATGAGCTCCACGAACGCCTGGCCATGATCAAGGCCTTGTCCACCGGCGCTATCGCCAACGGCGAGATCTGTAAAGTGACCCCGACGTTTGCGGCCGTCAACGGCACCGAGATGAAGGGCATGACCAAGAGCAACGTGCGGATCCGCGTCAAGCTCGACGGCCAGAACTTCGCCGACGGCAGAAACTTCATCTCCGACATCTATCAGTTCCGGCTGCAGCCGACCAGTTCGTTCTCGTTGATCGGCGATAAGTTCGTCGAGGTGACTTTCGAGGGCGTGCTGGAGACGCCGACCGGATACACCGAACCGTTCAATCATAAGTGGCTGAGCTGAGCAAATATTTAACGCTGATTTGAAGAGGAACTGAAATGCGAAAGATCAAAGTACTTGTGGTTGGCGAAAGAGAGATCACGGTATCGGAGCTGATGCCGGGACAGATCGATCAACTGATGTCGATGAAAGCCGATGACCAGGTTGCGCCATCTCTCGGCACCCTGCTGGCGTCCGATCTCAATGCTGATGCGGTTGTCCTCTCCACCGGGATAAAGGGTGCCGATCTGTTGAACGACTTCACCCTTGAGGAACTCGCCGATATCTGGAAGGCGGTCGCGGAGGTCAACGATTTTTTATTGCTGCGCCTGGGCACGGCGCTAAAGACCGCTCTGGCCCTCGTCGACCAGACGAAATCCGCAGGCTTGTCTGCATGATGATCACCGCCGGGCACGTCAACGCGGCCAGTTACGGCTGGTCGTTCTTCCTGACTGCCGCCGACGTGCTGGCGGAAATGGCTCCGAAAAATAAACCGGGGAAGTAACGAGGCATGGGAAACACCGGAACGAACATACCGCTGACGCTCACCCTTGAAAACAAGGACATCAAGGCCAACCTGGCGGCGATCGGCGAAAGCGTCAAGAAGCTCGGTCTCATGACCGAGTCCGCCTTTGCCAAGAGGGACGGCATGGGCGTGCTCGGGGTCAAGAACTTCGCCGAGGTCAAGGCGGAGATGGCCAAGCTGACCACGGCGTATCGAGGTCTCGCCGCCTCCGGCAAGCTTTCTGCCGGTGAACAGGCCAAGGCCCTTGAGGCGTTGCGGGCCAAGCAGCGGGATCTCTATGCCACCATCAGCAATCCGCCGAAGCTTGACCTGGCCCGCAGCGTGCTCGGGATCTCGTCGCAGCAGTCGATCGTTGCCGAGATAAATAAGGTCAAGCAGGCGTATGCCACCCTCGCCTCATCCGGCAAAGCGAGTCTTGCCGAGCTGACCAGGGCGAAGGTTGCCATGGGTCAGAAGATCGACGAACTGAAGAAGAAGACCAACGACTGGCGGGATGCCCTGGGGCAGATCAAAGGGCGGGCGCTGGAGGCTGGCGCTGCCGGCGCCGGGATCGTTCTGGCCTCGAAGGCGGCGATCGATTTCGAATCGGCGATGGCCGATGTGCGGAAGGTGGTCGACGGCACTCCGGAGGAGATCTCCGCCCTGGGCAAATCGTTGCAGGACCTGAGCGAGAGAATCCCGTTGACGGCCATCGAGCTTGCGGCGATCGCCACCGCCGGCGGCCAGCTGGGTATTGCCGCGAAAGACATTCTGCCGTTTGTCGAGGTCACGGCGAAGATGGCCACTGCCTTCGACATGACGGCCGAGGAAGCAGGCAATGCCATAGGCAAACTGAAGAACGTCTTTCAGTTGAGCATACAGGAGATCGCCCAGTTCGGCGACGCCATCAACCAGCTCGGCAATACCTCGGCGGCCAGGGAAAAAGATATCGTCGATGTTCTGCTCAGGGTCGGCGGTACCGCCAAACAGTTCGGCCTGGCCAAGGAGCAGACTGCCGCTCTTGCCGCTGCTTTCTTGTCTCTCGGCAAGGGTCCAGAGGTCGCCTCGACCGGCATCAATGCCATGCTGAACAGGATGCAGACTGCGACCATGCAGGCGCCGCCGTTTGCCGAAGCACTCAAAAAGATCGGCATGACCGCCGAGGAAATGGCCGATGCCGTGGCGACGAACCCGCAGAAGGCCTTGGATGATCTGCTCGAAACATTGTCGAAACTCGAAGGCCGGGAGAAAGCCGAAGTCTTGACCGGGCTGTTCGGTGCTGAATACCAGGACGATATCGCTGTCCTGGTCGGCAGCCTGCAGACCTATCGGGATACGATGAAGCAGGTGGCCGATGCGAATGCCTTTGCCGGTGCGATGCAGAAGGAATTTGAGGCGAGAGCTGCGACTACCAAAAATCAACTCATACTTTTGAAAAACGAGTTTGTCCGGATAGTCACCAACGTCGGTACGGGTTTCCTGCCAATAATCAAGCAAGGTGCCATCGTACTCACTGGCATGCTGAAACCGATCGCAGACCTGACCGGGATGTTCCCAAGGCTATCCGCCGGTATCGTTGGACTAGCCACTGGGGCAATCGTTTTCTCGACCATAGCCAAAGCGGTCGGGATCATGAAGTCAGCCTTCACGATCTTCGGCGTGGATGCCGTCGCCTCGCTGGGCAAGGTCGGCACCGCCGGTCGCGGGCTGGGGCTTTTCTTTTCCACCTTCGTCAAAAGGTATCTCGCCCCATTCCTGATCGGTTGGGAGATCGGCACCTGGCTGAATCAATTCGATACTGTCCAGCGAGCTGGCATAGCCATGGCATCGGCTTTGACCAAGTCGTGGCTTGGCGCGAGGTTAGCCTGGTCAGATCTGACCGGAGGAGATTCCGAGGCAATCCTCAAAGAGATCAGAGAAGCCGATCAGATCTATGGCGAGATGTTCGCCAATGTCGGCAAGAAGGCCAAGGAGACGGCCGAAGTTCAGAAGAAGGCACAAAAGGAAATCGCAACGGCCACCGAACAATCGGTGAACACGCAGAAGAAGGTGACCGGCGCTGCTCTTGATGAAATGAAGAAGAAATATCAGGAGTTCACCGCCGAGGTCAAACGTCTGCAAGGCGAAATCGTCTCCGAGCAGGTCAGCGCCGACCAACAGATCAGGGACATGAATCGGCAGGCGATGTCCGAGAAGGATGCCTGGGAGGATAAGAAGAAGCAGGCGCAAGAGTATGCCACCGTCGCCAAAGCTGCCGGAGAGACAGGCAAACTGGCGCTCAAGGCGGCAACCGAAGCCGGAGATGAAGCCGGGCGCAAAGCGGCCTTTGCCGACGCCAAAGAGGCCTTCGCCGTCCAGGCTGAATACGCCGGAATGGCCAGGCAAATGTATGCCGAGCTGGTTGGCGAAGTGAAGAACGGCGACAAGGTCATCATGACCCAGAAGCAGACCATCGAAGTCGCTACCGCAGGGATAAAAGCTTCGGCAGAGGCCAAGATCGCCGCCCTGAAAGGCATGCAGGAAGCCGAGTATGCGGCCATGGAGGAATTGACCAGGAAGAGCGGCCTGCAGGATCTCAGTAAGGGCATGGACGAAGCCGAAGAGAAGTGGCTCAAGAACTGGCAGGACATGCGAGCTGCGGCAATCAGCGACATCGAGGCAGTGGAAGATCGGCTGCTGAAGATCAAAGACCGAGAGATAACAGTCTGGATAAACGAGAAGGAACGAAAGGCCACCGGCGGCGCGATCGGCGCGTTACGCATGGCCGGCGGCGGCGCGGTCCAAGCCTTCCGCAACATGCTTTCCGGCGGCCACTTCCCCGGCTTCGGCGGCGGCGACCGCCGACACGTGGTAGCCGAGGACGGCGAATACATGCTCGATAAACACCGGGTCCGTGACGCCGGGCTGCCTGTAGTCCGGGCCTTCCATGCCGGAGACTACGGCTTTGTGGTCTCCGAACTCCTGAAGAAAATGAAAGGCACCATCAGCCGCCAGGTCGGCGGCATCATCGATCGCATGCCGACATTGCCGCCGATCGGCCCGCAGTTCATGCAGGCTGGTGGCCAGGTTGCAGCTGGGGGCGGTGGAGGAGATACCTTCAATTTCAGCTTTCACTATTCTGGTTCACAACCTTCAGCCAGGGAGCAGGCTCGGCAAGTGCTGATTGAATTTAAGAAAATGTATAAGGGGCAATTATGACGGTTTCGCTCGGTGGCATTTCTCTCTCTGATCACCTTGTGTTGGATGGGATTGAAACAGCTAAGCATGTCGCCATGTCTGCCCGCAGGACACTGGGCGGCCGGATGGTAATCCAGGTCGGCGCTACTCTGACCGGCGGAAGGGAACTAACCCTTTCAGGAAAAAACCATTTCACCCTGAACCAGATCAATGCCATCAAGGAATTGGAGAAGCTGGGGCAGAGTGTTCAGTTAATTCACCCCAGGGGAACATTTGTTGTTTTTGTTACAGAAACACCAGTTACGCCAACTGTTAGCTACGTCGATCCGGAAGGCAACGATTGGTATTCCGGTTCCATAATTCTTCAAGAGGGATAGAAACATGCTTTCCACAGACCTGAAAGCCTACGAGCCGGCCAACGTCACCGACACCCCCGCCCACGGCGGGCGGATCTCAGCTAACCTGATCACCTCCGGCGCTCCCAATAATATCTGGGCGGATATCACCAGCGAGGAGCGGGCGGCCGGGAAGATCAAGTACGAGAAAATCTTTTTGAAGGTTGCCGACGATGCCGATGGCAAGCTGCAGGTGGCCAGGGCCTACTTCAACGCCTTGCCCGCCGGCGACAACTGGGCCACCTTTTTCGACGGCACCGCTACCGATACCCTGGCCGATATCCCCGGCGCCGATACCGGCGCGGACGCCAAAACCAAGTACGGCATCGCCCCGGTTACCACCAACGTCGTGGCCGGAACCAGGACCATCAAGGTCACCGTGCCGTCGGTGAAACTCTTGTCCACCGGAGCTGATGAAATTTACCGGGTCGGCGAGACGATCATTATCGGCAAGACCGGCACCCAGGAGGTACACACCATCTCCGCCATCGCCGAGCTGGATCTGGAAATTACCATCACCACTGCCGCCGATATCGCCAACAACTACGCGACCACCGACACACCCTGGGTGGCCTCGGTTAAAAGTCTCGGCACAGTTGAGACCTCGTCAGCCGTGGTTGGCCACACCGGCGGCGCCGACTACGATGCAGCAACCTACGCCCCGGTGCTCGATAATATCGGCACGGTACGGCAGCGACTGGTATTCACCTTTGGCGATTCGATAAATTTTACCTGCGTCGGCGACAGCCTCGCGGGCCTGGGCAGCGGCACGGTCAACGCCGATTTCACGGCGATGAACACCGCACTGTCCAAGCCCCTCTGCACCCTGCTGGCCGGAGGCTGGACCGGCCTCACCATCGCGGCCAACGACACCTTCACCCTCGACATCTTCGGCGCGGATCCTCCCGTATGGGAAAAATACGAGGTGCCGGCAGGCGCGGAGGCGGTCAGCGAGGACCTCCGTCTGCACTTCTCGGGTGAGGTGGCGTAAGTGCCGATCCCCGGCGGCCAGATACTGGTGGCGTTTGCCAACAGGCCCGGCAGCTCCGGCAACGTTTTGCTGGAGCAAGAGCCCTGGGACAAGTACGTCGGCTACCTGACCCGCGCCGGCGCCGTCGCCTGGCTCGACGCCATGCTCTACGGCGATCCGGAAGAGGATCTGACGGAGCACTGCGGGATCGACACCGCCGGCAACGTCGCCGGCGTCGTTTATGCCTACCCGGAGCCGGTCAGCCTCAACTATCTCGCCGGCATCAGCCACGGCCGCCTCGGCCCCCGCCGGATCGACAAGCTCCCGTACAGCGAGGTCCTGCAGGTCCAGCTGGAAACCGAACCGGCCCTCAAATATCCGACCGACAAAATCTTCTCAGCCGAGTGGCTGACCGATGCTTTTACCAACGACGGCGCCACCCTGCCCAGGCCGGCGGTCGATATCTCCGGCAAGCGGCCGCGGATTGCCGGCGCCATCTTTGGTTCGCTCCTGGTGGTCTACGAGGTTGTCCGCCACACCTATACGGTCACGATCTCGGCCCGGCCTGCATCGGTCGAAAAAGCCTACCAGTCCCACGTCTATGCCGTCTGGGACGGCGGAACCAGGGCTATGGAGTACCAGCCACCCGACGAGGCGGCAGCCGGCGGGCGCTGCAACGGCCGCTACGGGGTCGGCACCATCAATGACAGCCCCTACGATCCGCCGACCGTCCAGCCCAAGGACATCGAGCGGCAATGGGATTACTGCAGCAATTCGGCGGTGGAGGAATAACGTGAGTTCATTGATCGCCACCTTCACCGGTAAGACCGGCGCCGACTCGACCGCCCGCGTCCGTCTGGAGCAGATCGTCCCGGCCGAGACCAGCAAGTTTGCCAATGTCCGCGACCTCTACCAGGCCTGGCTGCTGGCCGCCTCCGGACAGCCTGCCCGCCTCTATCGCGCCGGCGGCTGCCCGATAGAATTCGAGGGTTCCACGGTCCGCTTCTTCCTCGGCTTCTACGCCTGGCCATCGGATCCGGCTTTGCCCTACAACCTGACCGCATCCCTCGGCCAGCTCGGCCCAGGCCAACGGGTGGAGATGGCCCGCGAGTATTCCGAATTCGTCGACAACGCTTCAATCGTCGCCCTGCCGTTTTTCATGGAGGATATCACTGCGACCTGGGAGACCCCGACCTATACCCGTTACGGCGAGCGGATCCCGCCACCCGCGATCTCCGCCGCCGGCATCGAGGCCGAATTCGCCCGCGAGGTATTCGGCGCGGTCCGGATCGCCGGCACCGCCATCGGCGACTATCATGTGGTCACGGTCGAGGTCGACAAAACCGCCTGGAAAGAAGAGGGACAAGAGCCGCCGGCGCCCTCCCGCGGCGATGTCGTGATCGTCACCGATCTCACGCCGGAGAAGCTCAACGCCGACAAAATCGCAAACATCGAGATCACCGTCACCGTCACCTGGGAGCAGCCGGACGGCACACTCGGCACCGATCAGCTGCGGCTTGAGATCCCCCAGTGCGTCCTCGACGTGCTGTCCTTCTGTCCGGGTGGCGCGCCTTACTATCTGCTCTGGTGCGAGAAGTCCAGCGACCGGCAGGTCTATTATTCCGGCTGCACCGGCGAGGTAATATCGGTCCGCGACGGCGTAAACGAGAAAAGCTACTGCTCGAAAATCGCCCTTGACCGCGATCCCGGGCCATGGCTGCGCAGCCTGGTGAGGTAGCCATGCAGAGCCAAGCACTGATCACAACATTCTCCGGCCCTGCCGCAGGCTCTCTGTTAATAGACGCCTACTGGTTGCGGATCGAGCAGGAAAAAAAAGACGACAGGATCACCTCCGCCGAGGTGGCCGAGCTGGTCGAAACCCTCTACGATATCGATCCCTGCATCGTCGCCGCCGATACCGGCGAGGAAGAGAGAACAGCCGTCGAGGCGAAAGAAAAACCCGAGCGCAAGGATATCTACGCCACCGCCAAAGCCCTGTACGGCGATGACCTGATCGCCTGCCGCAAGGCCCTGACCGGCGACTACACCGCCCGCCTGCGGATCTACCGCAGCCACCAGACCGAGGACTACCGGCTGGTCCTGAGCGTCGGCAAGATAATCAGGACGGTCCGCATGACCGAGGCGGTAAGCCTGACCATCGATATCAAACAGCAATCGTCGGTCACCCTCGACTACCCGGTGCTCTCCAACATCGCCGCCGGCTGGCTGGGCGCGGTCATCGGCACAAGCGGCACGATCACGCCGCCAAAAATCACCGCCTCTCCTTCCGGCGCCGTGCTCTCCTGGGGCGGTATCACAGTCACCGGCACCCTGCGGGTAGAGTTTACCACCGGCTACGACCTGGTCGAGGTTGAGATTCCCGGCGTCCCGTACTATCCTGGCTCGCCTGCAGGCAAGAGCCAGGACGCCCGCTGTCTGGCCTTTTACCACTTTATGATATTCAAGGGCGAGATCGAACCGCCACCCGAAGACGAGACGGTTTCAAATGGCGTCCTGCGCCAGCTCTGCGGCTACGACGACAGCGGTGACCTCGGCGAGGTCATCCCGCCGGAGACCCCGGAGGATGATCCGGAGAATCAGCCACAATACGGCTGCATCGACTGGGCACCGGGCCTCGCCGAGCCATCGACGTTTAAGGAGTTGTGCTGCGTCGACAACTCCTCCCCCTACGCCTGCATGACCCGCACCGAGCGCAACCCCGGCGGCAAAGAGATAAGCCAGGAGGATATTGAAAAATACACCCGGAAACCGCACACCGAGTTTATCCCGGTCCAGCCCGACGATCCACGCGGCTGCGGTACCATATACTGGCGGCTGCGGGTCGATCCAAAACATTGCTGCGACGAGGTCGAGCCGCTTGCTTGGGATTATGAGGCTAACCCCGATATCCTGCCGCACGGACAGCATGTCACCCTGTTTGTCCTCGACGGAAAATCTCCGTACACCTGGCGCACGTCGAATGCCCATACCAGATTTTCCAACAATCAACAGACCATAGTTACGGCTCACGGTGAGGTTGTGCTGTACGCCGATGATGATCTTTGCGGCGGCACCATGGTAACCGTGTCGGATGGCTGCACCAAGGTGGGTGAGGCGCTCCGCTCGGACCTGGGCCATTGGGAGCTGATGGGCGAAGCCAGCTACGATTACGACGACAACATGGCGCACTCTGGCTGGGGGACCCCTTGTGTTTTGGGTGGGTGGGCTTTGGGTTCGCAAACCTTCAACGCCGGCAGTGAGTTTGCCAGCGACGCGCGTCGCGAATTCGACATCGTTTCCGGGATCTTCCGACAGATTGAACATTTCGTCGGATACTACCGGCTGCCGCGAAAATGCTATAACCCCAGTACTGCATGTATCGACATCGAACTTGAGTTGCAGAGGACTCAGCCTCCCAATACTCATTTTTGCATGTCGATGAACCCCGTTTGGGTAAATGGGGGCTGTGGCCGAACTGATTACGGAATCAGACAATATTCAGGCTACTGTTATCTCGGCCCCGTAGAGTTTGGCCAGGATTTTGCGACGTTTGGGATGGCGTCCAGATATCAGGCTGGATACAAATGGAGTTGTCCATGATTGATTATGTAAGGGCGCTGTCGCTCGCCGATAAGCAAAAATTTGCCTGGCTGCTCACACAGATGGAAGCCTATGGCATCAAGACACTAGCTGATGGCAGGATGCACGTGGAAGAGGCTCTGCGCCTGGAACGGCTGGCTCGCAGAATGGAAAATCTACGCCGTCTGCCAAATCCAGCGCCGCGTCGGTCTGCACTTTGTCCTGAATGCGGCGCACCTCTATACGAGGGCGGGGCAATTGAGTCAGAATTCCCCGAGGATCAAGGGCTGGTGAGAGTCGGCTGTAAAAAATGTTACCACAGTGCGCTTATTGAGGTGGAGTGATGCCGGAATATTGGTTCAACCCTGCCGACAAACATTCAAGCTTTACACTTTCTGGCGCTAACAGGATAGCCACGTGCGCCGGCGGCGACTGGTACTCTGCCAGGTGTTTCCCAGCGATAGACGCCAGTAACGACGCAGTCTATTTTGAGTTTGTTTATACCACTTGTGTAGCTCACTCAATGTTCGGAGTAGCTGCCGCCGGGGCGTCTCTCGCCACGCATATAGGCGTGTCTCCCGATGGGTATGGATATAACGCAGTTGGCGGAAATAAATTTACTAACAATAGCGACACGGCTTTCGGGAACTCGCTTGTTGGCGGAGATGTCATTGGTATTGCCATCAAAAACGGCAAAATCTGGTTCGCGAGGAATAACGTCTGGCAGGGGGCGGGCAATCCAGCGACGGAGGCTAATCCGGCATTTTCGAACCTCGCCGGCAAAACAGTTTATCCGGCAATATCCTGTTATTCCGGCGGCTCGGTAATAACAGCTAATGCCCTTTCTTCCGAGCTGATATATCCCCCTCCCTCAGGATTTTCGGCTCTGGCGAGCGAGGCGACTGTCGTTGACATGACCCTGTCACAACCGTTCTCTCTGCTTGCCAATATCGTGGGCATAACCCTGTCGCAACCGTTCGCTCTATGGCGAGAGATCGGTCAAACCCTGGCGCAGCCTTTCGCCCTTCGCCTGGGCCGCACCTTCAGTCAGTCGTTCGGCCAAGCCAAGCAGATCGGCATGACCCTCCACCAGTATTTCGGCGCGGCAAAACTCGTTGGCCGGACGCTCTCTCAAAAATTCGGACCGGCCAAGCAGATCGGCATGCGCCTTTCTCAGCCGTTTATCGTCCGGGCCGGGGTCGGCCTGACTCTCGGTCAGCCGTTTTCGGTCCTGCGGGAGCGGCTGGACGCGACGCTGTCGCAACCGTTTGTCCTCAACGCGCTGGCCAAGGTTGGCGCCACTCTCAGTCAGCCATTTGTCCTGGTCGACAACTCGCCGATCCACCAGCAATTCGCAATTGTTGTTACCGCGGGCGGCACGGCTATCTCTCCGGATGAGATCTCCATCGCTGCGGACCACGGCGGCTATGCCATCAAGGCTCGGCTGCGGCTGCCGGATGTGGAGGATTACGCCCGCTGCCGGATAGGTGACGTGCTGTATGTCAACGACGGTACCCCGTGGTTTGCCAAAATCACCGAAAAATCCGAGCAGGATGAACTGGGCAACAACAACTACACCGTGACCGCCGAGTCAAAGGCCTCCGACCTGTTCGATGAGCTGCTCGATGAAGAGTTCGGTCCGGGCGTGGTGGCGGATCTCGCCGTCGCCCTTGCCGCCCGCTACGGCGTTACGCTGGATTGGCAGAGCGTACCTGGCTGGCCGTTCCCAACCGGCACCCTGCAGGCCAACGGGCAATCGGCGGGCGAGATCTTGCGGTCTGTCGCCGGCGCTGTTCGGGCCGTGCTGCAGTCCGATCCGGACAACACCCTTCGGATCGAGCCGGAGTATCGGGTACCGACCAGCGAGTGGGCCACCTGCCCGGTCGATTTCGAGATTAATGACAGCGAGCATATTTTTATCTACGACGACGCCCCGGATCTGCGCGAGGGGTACAACGCGTTTCTGGTCTCCGGCCAGGGCTCGGCCGGCCTCGGCTATCGCTTGGAAGAGGAACAGATTTCCGGGAGCAAAAAAGAGCTGCGCTGCTATATCGTCCCCTGGCATGACCGGCCGATGGTCCTGAAACACTCCGGTGGCGAATGGGTGACAATCGAGAAAATGGGAGTCGTCACCGAGCAGGTGCCCGACGAGCTGGTCGAGATCGTCGCCGGCATCGGCAACTGTCGCCTGCCCATCTACCAGCTCACCGGCCTGCGCTACCGCGAGCGTTACCTCGGGGCGGTCAAATTTGATGAGTCGGGCCAGATCGAGACGGCCGATAAACTCGAATCGCTCATCGAAATCTCCTACCGGACCAAATATCACCGCTGGATTGCCACCAATCAGACTGAAGAAAGCGTCCAGTTCTACGTGGAGGAAGAATAAATGTCAGCCCTCGCAACCAAAGTAGTCGCCTTCGGCGGCGACAGCGCCGCAGCTGCCGCCGCCGGCGTGGCAATCATCCTCGATGCCGCGGCCAATATCAATGCAGACGGCACCGAGAAAACCGAGTTCGCCCCGGGCGAGCCGATGTATCTGCTGGTCATCGTCCCGGATACCTGGCGACTGCTGGATGTCAAATCGACCTCCGGGACGGTCTCGGCCCTGGGCCAGGTCTTCCGCACCCAAATAGAGGAGCGGCGGCTCTTTGCCGAGGCCGCAAAAAAGGAAGCTCTCAGCCAGCTGCCGGCCGGGCCGGTCGCGGCCAAATGGTACGGCCGCGAGGCAAACCTCACTGTCGACGGCCGGGAGCTCGCCGCCTCGCTTGTCCCCAGCCTGGCCGATCTCACCTATGAATATGAGGCCATGCAGTACCGCCTCGATGCCCCTGCAGGCCTCGCCCTAGGCGTCGACGAGGAGTGGCCGGTAGGCGTGGTGGTTTATGTCGAGGAGATAAAAAAATCATGATCGAGATCCTCGTCAAGCGCCTGCCTGGCGACCGCCGAGGCCCGGCTATCATCGACCCGCTGTTGACCTCGGAACCGGCGGCTCTGGCCCGGGGCGAGGGCGAGATCAACTCCTCGCACCCCGCCAGGCGGAAGATCGTCAACATCACCGGCCCCTGGATGCCCTACCGCCGGCCCGGCTCGATGGGCCGGATTCGGATCGGCGGCAAGGTTATGGTCGGCATGGTCAAAACCTTCACGCGCGATATCAAAATATCCGGCTCTAATTTCACCGTCGACACTCATCTCACCATGGAGGTCCTCGATGAGTAAACAACTGCTCGACAACCTTTTCGCCGGCGACAAAACCCGGCAATTCCGCGCCCAGGTCGTCATCCGCCAAGGCGCTGGCAGGTGGACGGTAAAAGATGACGACGGCCGAGAAACCACAGTAACCAGCGACCAGGAGTGGAAGCCTGTCCTCGACTGGGTAACGGTCCAGGCCGGTCGCATCGTCGGCCGGGCTTCGGCCGCAAAATCAATCAACGTATATGAGGTGAGATGATGATCGCAAAACTGTTTTCGACGGGCCTGTTCCTGATCGCTTCACTGCTGCTCCTTTTAGGTCTGTCCGGCTGTGTCGAACTGACCGGTAATATCTCTGAGACCAACAAGCAAATCGCAACGTCGAACGAGAATAATTTTAAAGCTTTTAGCGCGGCCATGGCGGCATGTAATGGAGAGCAGGGCTGCCTGGTTGGTGTGGCCATGGGATTTGCCGGCGGACTTGGTAGACAGTCGTTTTATCGGCCCGACACCGTTCTAGACTGGATACGCGCCCTTAATCAGCCGCTCGACACAGTCCTGCGCTATACCGCAAAGCAGGGTGACGGCTCGGGTGGTGCTACGGGAAGTCTTGTACTCAAGGGTGACCAAAATGTCGTAAATGTCGGCAATACTGCAGAGCATCGTGGCAGTGGTTCACTTGTACAAGATCTGGGGATCAGCGCTCAACCATATAAGGAACAGCGCACCTGGTCTCAAGATGGTCAAGGTCAGGGTAACGGCACAAGTACTACGCAAATAACGCCAGCGATCGAGCCAGATACCTCTGATGGGGACTGATGATCTTGTGCCATGAAATATTACCGAGGCTATAAATACGTAGTTGCCGCGCCGTTTTTAGTGAAGACGGCGATTCTGGGTTTTACCGTCCAGGATAAGCTCACCGATCTGCAGCCTGACGGGACGTTAACAATCCAGCAATGGTACCCCTGGGACGGTAACAGCGGGCCGTGCATCGACTGCGTCTCATCACTTGAGGCGAGCTGTGCTCATGACGTACTCTGTGACTATATAAATATGGGGTGGCTGCCGGACTACCTGCAGCCGATCGTTGACCAGGAATATTACAAGATAGCCGTGGCTAAGGGCATGTGGTGGCGGAGAGCACGTGCCAGGATGCTGGCGATCAGGTGGTACATGACCGGCAAGGGGGGCAAAAGATTTACAAGGAAAGTTCTCGAAGCATAAACAGGTCGGGGCAACAATCTGACAACACCCTCTAAACATCTCAGCCGCATGCTTGTTTTCGACAGATTTGCGGCTGAGATGTTTCTACGATTAAATGCAAAAGTTTCTCCGTTTACGCGCAAGCTTACACCC